GTGAAGGCACAGATTGATTATCTGAAGCAGCGGAAAATATATGTGCATCCTTCTTGTGTGAATACCATCAAGGAATTGCAGCAATGGAAATGGAAAAAGGATGACCGAACAGGGGAATATTTAGATGAACCTGTGGCATTCCAAGATGATGCAATGGCGGCCTTGCGTTATGTCATAGAAGGATGGAGAAAGCAGAAGAAATGGATGTATTAGATGTTTTAGGAACGGAATATACAATTTTATATGATGTTCCGGAAGAAGATATGCCTGAAGATTCCGATGGTTGCATGGACCAAAGTATCAAGACAATCAAAATCAGGAAGTTTGAACCATGCAGAAATAGTCTTTCTGATTTGACGGAATATAGAAAGAAAGTGTTAAGGCATGAAATAATTCATGCTTTTTTCTATGAATCCGGTATATGGAACAACAGCGGAACTTCAGAAGCATTCGGGCAGGATGAAACAATCACAGATTGGTTCGCAATACAAGGACCTAAAATTTTCAAGGCATTTTTGGATGCCGATTGTTTATAGAAAGGGGTGTAAAGATGCTTTCGATTGATGAAATAAAGCAGTTTATTGACGAAGACAAGGGTGCAGACAATAAGAAGTTTGCAAGGATCGGTCAGAGATACTACGAAGGAGAACACGACATCAAGCAATACCGGGTGTTCTATTATGATGCTGATGGAAAGATTCAGGAAGACACGACAAGGGCAAATGTCCGGAATTCACATCCGTTCTTTGCTGAATTGGTTGATCAGGTGGTGCAGTACATTCTTTCCGGGGATGATGGCCTGTTCAAGTCGGATGATCCGAAGCTTCAGGAAGAATTGGATATATACTTCAACAACAATGAAGATTTCGCTTCTGAAGTGGCTGAATTACTCACTGACAGCAGTGCAAAGGGATTCGGCTATTTGTACGCATATAAGAATGCGGAAGACCGGATTGCCTTTCAGTGTGCTGACAGCCTTGGTGTGATTGAGGTCCGGGAGAAGGACACCGATGACGGATGCGAATATGTCATCTATCACTATATTGATAGAATTGACAAGGGCAAGAAGGAAATCACAAGAATCCAAGTGTGGGATGATAAGCAGGCATATTTCTATGTCATGGGATCTGATGGGAAGATCATTGAAGATGATTCCATGAAGATCAATCCAAGGCCGCACACCACATGGAAGAAGGAAAATGATGATTCCACCTATTTTGAAGGATTCGGGTTCATTCCGTTCTTCAGGTTGGATAACAACAAAAAGAGATTCAGTGACTTGAAACCGATCAAGGATCTGATTGATGACTATGATTTGATGGCAAGCAGCCTTTCAAACAATCTGATTGACTTTGACACACCGATTCATGTTGTGAAGGGATTCCAAGGTGACAACCTTGATGAATTGCAGACCAATTTGAAGACCAAGAAGATCATCGGCACTGATGAAAATGGTGGTGTTGAGGTCCACACAGTAGATGTTCCGTATCAGGCAAGGGAAGCAAAACTGAACTTGGATGAAAAGAATATTTACAGATTCGGATTCGGTTTGAACATGTCCGGACTGAAGGACACTGCTGCAACCACAAACATCGCAATCAAGGCAATGTATTCCCTTCTTGACCTGAAGGCAACCAAGAAGGAAATCAAGCTGAAGCAGATGTTCCGGAAGATCCTGAAGATCGTCCTTGATGAAATCAACAGCATCAATGGCACTGATTATCAGCAGAAGGATGTGTATTTCAACTTTGCACATGAAGTGATGTCCAATGCACAGGAGAATGCACAGATTGCATTATTGGAAGCACAGGAGCAGCAGGCAAGAATCACCACTTTGTTGAACCTTGCGGCAAAGCTTGACAATGAAACATTGATGCAGAATATCTGTGATGTGCTTGACATTGACTATGAAGAAATCAAAGGGAAGCTTCCGGATCCGGATGAAGCTGAAAATGAACTGAAGGCTGCACAGGGTGCTTTGAATGGGGTGATGACAGATGAACCGCAGACAGAAGGAAATGCTTCAAGTATCACTGAATAGTGAAAAGGAGATCTTGAAAAAGCTGTCCGAAAACTATCAGGATGCATTGGCAGAGGTTGAAACAAGAATTGCAATCCTTCAGATGCGTGGGGATGCCGATCTTCAACATGTCATCTATCAAACAGAGTATCAGAAGCAATTGAAATCACAGATTGAAACAATCTTGGAGCAGCTGCACAACAACAACTTTGAATCTGTTTCCGAATATCTCACAAAGTGCTATGAACAGGGATTCATCGGCACTTTGTATGATATACAAGGGCAGGGCATTCCATTGGTGTTCCCGATTGATCAGGAAATGGTTGTGGCAGCAATTCAGCATGAAACACAGCTGTCATCGTCACTGTATGTGGCACTTGGAAAGGACACCAAGGAACTTTCCAAGAAGATTGCTTCTGAAATCAGCAGAGGAATCACAAACAATGCAATGTATTCAGAGATTGCAAGAAACCTTTCCGGATATGCAGGCATCAGCAAGAACAATGCAATGCGTATTGCAAGGACTGAAGGCCACAGGATCCAAAATAAGGCCATTTCCAATGCACAGCACCATGCAAAGGACCGGGGAGCAGACATTGTGAAGATTTGGAGTGCTGCGCTTGATAGCAAAACAAGAGATACACACAGATTGCTTGATGGACAGGTCCGGGAACTTGATGAACCGTTTGAAATCTATGGCATGGAAGCAATGGAACCGGGTGGATTCGGGGAACCTTCTGAAGACATCAATTGCAGATGCCGTTGTGATTCAAGGGCAAGGTGGTTGCTTGGAGAGGAAGAAACAAAATATATCGGTGATACTGACAGGATGTCCGATGAAGACCTTGAACCGATTGCCGGGAAGCTTGGAATTTCCGTTGATGCATTGCGGCAATACAAGGATGAAATCATTCCGGTGAAGGCGAAGAACTATGATGATTTCAAAAGGCAGTATGACAAAATATATAATTATCGCAACACGGAAGAATACACGAAGGCACAGGAAAGGATTGCAGGGTTAGAAAAATGAAATGTAAATACATGATTGAAAAGATACTGCATCCGACATCTTCTTCATGTGTGGCCCGGATGTGGTGCAAGATCAAACAGTGTTTTTGTATTGGGAAATGTGATCAATACAAAGAAATGAAAGAGAAGAAAGGCAGTCGAAAATGACTGCTTTTTTATATGCCAAGAAGGGGGCATTTATCCCTTCAAATTTGTCCTGTCGCATGACATTAAAACTAGGCTTTGCAGTGGTGACACCACGATTAAAAACAACGCAAAAGAAAGGAAAATGATATGGAATTTTTGAAAGAGATCTTGGGTGAAGAACTTTTCAAGCAGTTTGCTGAAAAAGTGAATGCCTACAATGGGGATGAAGCAAACAAGGACAAGCAAATCAAGCTTGCCAATCTGACATCCGGTGAATATGTAGGCAAGGGCAAGCATGATGCACTTCAGGCATTGTTCGATGGTCAGAAAACGGAACTGGAACAGGCAAATGGCCTGATTGCGGAACTGAAGAAGGGAACGAAGGGCAATGAGGAATTGCAGGGCAAGATCACAGGCTATGAAACGCAGGTGGCAGACTTGCAGAAGCAGCTTCAGGAAACGAAGAAGGCATCAGCAATCAAAGTGGCACTTCTTTCCGAAAAGGCCCTTGATGTTGGCTATCTCACTTATAAGCTGAACGAAAAGCTGAATGCAGAGGGCAAATCCCTTGAACTTGACGAAAATGACAACATCAAAGATTGGAAGACTTACAGTGAGGGATTGAAGACACAGTTCCCGAACATGTTTGAATCATCTTCTACGAAGAAGATTGAGGAAAACAAGCTTCCGGGTTCGGATGCCGGGCATGGTAGTTCTGAACCGAAGTCACTTGCTGAAGCACTTCAGCAGCAATTTGAATCCAAATAAGAAAGGTAAATGGTGATTATTATGGCTATGACATTAGCAGAAATGAAAGTCGGTATGGCCGACAAGGTAAGTCAGCAGATCGTTGACATCTTTTTGAGAAAGTCTGAAATCCTTCAGATGCTTCCGTTTGATAACTGTGTTTCTCCGTCCGCAGGCGGTGGAAGCACCTTGACCTATTCCTATGTGCAGAAGAAGTTGCCGGCAACTGCTGCATTCCGTGCGTTGAACAATGACTATACTGCAAATCAGGCAACCGTTGAAACGAAGACTGTTGCACTGAAGATCTTCGGTGGTTCCTTCGAGATGGACCGTGTGTTGAAGCAGGCTGAAGGCAAGTTCAACAACATGGCATATCAGTTCGAGGAAAAGATTGCAGCAGCAATTTCCCTGTTCCACTACACCTTGATCAATGGTAACAGCACCACTGCAACGGATGAATTCGATGGCCTTGACAAGATGCTTGCAGGCACCACTTCCGAATTCAATGCAGGTGAAGGCAAGACGATTGATCTTTCCACGATGGCAAACCTGAAGACCAACATGGATCAGTTCTATGAAATGCTTCAGAACCTTATCAAGAAGACCAATGCAGATGCACTCCTGATGAACACTGACATGATCAGCAAGGTTCAGACCATCGCAAGACTTCTTGGTTATAAGACCGAAACCGAGGAAGCATTCGGCAAGAGAGTGACTGTCATGGATGGTGTTCGTTTCATGGATCTTGGCAATCATTACGCTGTTTCCGGTGGTGCTGTGACCGCAAATTCTTGCGTGAAGGTGAATTCCGGTGTTACTGACATCTATGCAGCGAAGTTCGATGTAAACAACGGTTTCCATGCAGCTTCCTTGACCGGAAACGGTGCAATCACTTCCTATGTTCCGGACTTCAGTCAGCCGGGTGCAGTGAAGAAGGGTGAAGTTGAGATGGTAGCAGCAACCGTTCTGAAGAATACTGCAAATGCAGGTGTTCTCCGTAACATCAAGATTGCGTAATAATGTGAATGGTGCGGTGGCATAGTCTGCCGCACCTTATAAAAGAAAGGATGGATCGACATGGCAAAGAAGGATGCAGAAGTAAATGCAGAAGTAGATGCAAAGAAGGATGGAGCAGCAGATGCAAAGGCAGATGCAAAGGCAAAGAAGTGGTTGGTTAAGGTGGTAAGCAATCCGAATTTCTGCGGCATTGATGCAGGCGGTGTGCAGTTCGCACATGGTCAGGCAGTCATTTCTGATGCAAGAATGGCAGCATGGTTCCGCAGTCATGCAGGCTATGAAGTGACGGATGCTGAATAATGAAAGGGGGAATCCCTGATGATTATGACAGCAGAAGAATTCAAGACATATGTGACAACCGATGTTGCGGATCCGGTGATTGAAGCAAAGCTTCAGGCCATCGAATTGCTGATCAGAAGACACACCAACAACAACTTTCAGCAAAGGGCAATCAGAACTGTTGGAACGATTGAGGATGGGAAACTGTATTGTGATGTTGCCATGTTCAAGGCAGGTGACACGATACAGATCACCGAATCGAACTTCAATGAAGGCCTGTATGTTGTTTCTAAGGTTGAAGAAGAAGGTGATGATGTCATCGCACTTCCGGATGCCTTGGATGAAACTGATGTCCTTGTGACGAAAGTTGTCTATCCGGTGGATGTGAAGATGGGTGTTGTGAACATGATGAAGTGGGATCTTGAAAACAGGGATAAGGTTGGCATACAGTCTGAAACCATTTCCCGGCATTCTGTGACCTATTTCAACATGGATGGGGATAATTCCTCACTTGGTTATCCGAAGTCCTTAATCGGCTTCCTACGGCCTTACATGAAGGCTAGATTTTAGGGGGTGTTTGCATGATTGGTGGCAATACAATTGCACAGCTTCAGATCAGCACCACAACCAAGAATGAAATCGGTGAATCCGTGA